TGCGGCGTTTTAACAAGCCCGGCAAAACCTTGCCGCCACCTTTAGTCCAGAGCATCAGTTGTTCCTTGGCCCCTTCCCAATCATTGGCGTTGATTTTCCTCTTTAACGTGCTTGTTTGCAAGCGTCCAACGCCGCAATTGTAGGCAAAGTCCACGATGGAATTGCACTTGCGCACATCCGTTGCAAGGATGGGGCAGTTACGCAAAACACCGGGCAAATAGGTGTGCTCTAGTTCCACCAACAACAAAGCTCTTGCCGTGGGTTCGTCCATTGGCGGGTCTTGCAACGTGACCTTCCTACCGTCAGCGTAGTAGGTAGAGCCGTAACCTATCGTGGCAACATTGGCTGGGCAGAGGTACGGCTTGGCCCGATAGCCCTCGTACTTTCTGCACAGTTCTGCGGCGAGTTCTAGGTTCATTGCTCTTCTTCAAGGTGCTCTTGTTCGGCTTCTCTCGCCTCATCTTCAAGAATCTCTTCAAACCCACAAGTGCATGGGCCATCTTCGTGAACTAAACAAGTATTAGCGTGTGCCATTTATAAACCTCTTTGTTTTAAAGTACGATCAAGAAACCAATAGTTGATTGTTCCTGCCAAGAGCGCCGAGAAGTCAGGAGAAATCATCATGTTAAAAACCTCCATTGGAGGTGCTCCTGCAAGGTACGAGTTCCAGCCAAACCACAGATGTACGCCCGACCAAACTAGGAGTATCCAGTACGTCACAACAGGTCTGACTGAGGCAGACAGGCTGGCTGCCCAGCCGCCGGCGGACTTGACCATTGCAGCTTGTTGCTCTATTGCAGAATTAAAGGCATCCATCACGCCTACGTCTACGGCGGCTTCTCGTTGAGCGCCTATCTCAGCCAGCTTCATTTGGCCACGCATTTGCTCTAGTTCGCATTGCCTGGAGAAAAGTGCTAACTCGTGTGTACGTTCATGCTTCTTATCAAAATATTTTAAAACTTCTGGCGCTAGACGAAATATGCCGCCTAATGCACCGCCTAGAATACCGCCAAAAATTTCAAACATAGTTATTCCTTGTTATTGATTCAACATGAATGACAGGTTTGCGTGGCGTGGATACTGCACAACACGCTCCCCTTCAGGGCATTTGTACTTGATCGTTGCCAGCAAGGTGGCTTTGCCGCTGGTAACCTTTTCCTTGCCTACCATTGTCAGTTCATAAGTGAAGGTGTCAATCTCTGGCCCTGCTGGGCCGCTGAATTTACTGGCGGTAGTGGTGGCTTCATGAACCATACCAGCTGCATCACGAATGCTTGGGGTGAAGCTCTCAACGGAGCAATCGTCCCGCTTCTTTATTCTTGCAACCGTGACAGTGATTGGCTTGCCAGCTTCTGCCACAATTTTAAAATTCTCTGGCGACCATTCAATGATTGCGCGGTCAAACCAACCAAACTTGTCGGCAAGCGTGTAACTACCGCCTAAAGCGGCAACGGTAGCGGCAACGGCTCCAATTGCTTTGGTAATGTCAATCATTTCATCCCCAAATCCACACAAGGGTAAACGTTCCCCACACAACTAAGATGGCGATAAAGGCCGCAACGATAAACGCTTCAGCCCAGTCTTTCATGGCTACGCCGCTGCTGTACGTAGGGGTGTTAAGTCTTCCGTCGTCCAGAAGTCTTTAGCCAGCATGATATTCAAATGCTCCTTGTTACGGGCAAGGCAGTCGGCCCACTCTTGGGCTTCCATGCCTTTAGGCTGGCCAGCGTTGATGAGGTTGACGGAATCCATTGCAGCAGAATAGTGCTGTGCAATTTGCTCTGGTGTTTGTGTATCCATGATTTTCCTTTAAGGCTGTGTAGGCCAAGTGATTGTCCAAGGGAAACCAGACTGCGCAGTGATGTCGCGCAGGGCTTGGCGGTACGTGACCCAGACCACAGGAATCTGAATGCCAAGGCTGTCCTGAGCATTTTGGTCTATAGCTTTAGTCACCACCCAGTCGCAATCTTTAAGCATTTCAGTACGCTGTCTGCGTACATTTGCGGCTTGTTCTGCGTCTTTACGGGCTTTGTATGCGGCTTCGTCTGCCGCCGCTGTATCGCCAGTGAAGACAGGGCCAAGGATGTACTTGGTGTACCACTTGCCGTCAATCTGCTCTACGCCGTCTTGCTGTGAGTATTGGTAGACAGTGCCGCCTGTGGCTTGTGGGCCTTCAAACACAATGTCTGACTCAAAGCGATTGACCGCTTCTTCAGATATGCCACTCAATGACTTGGCGTAGGTCTGTGCAACCCACTTTTCCCACTCGTGCTGAAGTAGCACTTGACCTGTTGATCTGATTCGTATTTGCATGATTTTTCCTTATGCGATTGCTAAGAATATGAATGTGCCACCACTTGCATTGATGGCGGATGGCGCAGTTGAGCTAATCTCAAACCCTGCGCTGTAGGTGTCAACGTAATCGGTGTTTGTTACTTCAGCGTTTGAACTGTTTAAGAACAAGTAAGGGTCATTACCAGCCACGATGCCACGGGCTGTATCCCAGTAGTACCAGCCGCCAGTTGAGTCGGTGCGTTTGATTAAAACAAACCTTGCGCCAGCAGTAAAACCACAGTTAATTTGTAGCGTTGTTCCTGTACCTGTGTATGAGCCTACTTTAGAAACACCCGCACAAGTTGCAAATAGGTAGGCTACAAATGTTTCGCTACTTGCATTCGCAACACCTTGAACAGTAAGTGTCGTAGATGTTGCCGCACTTACACTTGTGTATGCCGTTTCTGCGTTTGTCAGGTTAAGGAATAATGTATTTGATGTTCCCCTTGCTGACGAATACACAGTCCAGTCATACACACCACTTCTGCGCTTCGAAATAATCAGTTCTGGTGTTACGCCAAGGTTATGGTTGAGAGTTTGACCTCCACCTCCCGTTCCTGTATACATAACAACATCCATAAACGATGGAGCGCGTCTGAAAGCGTAGGCAAGTTGTGCTGTTGATGCTTGGTTTAAGTTTGTACTTGCACTATTTCCAACGTAGAAACCTGTCATGCTAGAAAAAGAATTTCCTTTGCCATCGGGGGCAGTATCTAGTCCGTCAAGATACGATTTATTATCGTCAGGCAAATTTGTAAAATTCATATAATCGGTTTGTAACCGATTGGAGATAACTGTATTTACCACGTCAGCTCTTTGTCGTGCAATTATTGCATCAGTAACAATTCCTGTATCAACTAATCTGTTATCTACGTTTGTACCAGTATATGCAACAGGTTGAAACACACTAGTCCCACTTGTAGGCACTTTCATCAGGCCACGGCGGATGGCTATGTAGATGTAAGTTTCACTCGTATTCCTCATGTTATTGGTATTAAAACCTTGAGAAGCAATTGTGATTGGGTTGTCATTTGCTTCCGCGTCACTTGTGTTGGCTTCTAGAACGGATGAATTATCTGTGGCAGTAAAACCTCTCATGTTGTCTATCATTTTCCAATCGTTGGCTGACCCTCCCGCTCCACTAGTTGCGTTTTTTATTAATATCCATTGCGGCTCATAGCCAATATTTATTAATCTAGTTGTTCCATCACCTACATAAGACCCACACGAAATCACATTGTCTGTACCAGCCGCACCAAAGCCTCCTGCGTTGTGGGCAAATAAGTAGGCTACATAAGTTGCGCCAGAAATATCAGCATCTCCAGCGGGTTTAAATGTTGTACTTGTTGGCGTTCCACCTATCATATTATTACCAGTAACGGCAGCAGTTGAATCTAAAATCAACATCTCTGCTAAGCCTACTGACCGGTGATATACAAACCAACTTCCTGCGGCATTTGTGCGTTTAATAATGATGCAACCCGGTACAGAGCCAAGGTTGTGTGAAATATTAGGCTCAGTAAATCCCGTACCCGTATAAGTCACAACATCAAAGAACTTTGGTTGCTCTCGGAATGTCCATGAGACGTAGGTGTATGAAGTACTAAAGTTATACCCTGAGTTACCAGAATCATCGCCTAAAGTATAGCCATTAGCATTAAAGGCAGTTAGACCGTTTGCTATGACAGTCGAGGCGTCAGTGCTATTTGATCTAAGAGCATTGGTAGCCCCCCTAACAGTATCATTAAATCTGTTACTACCGGGGTTGTTTCGGCACTTTGTCCAAACCAATCCACCTTTTGTAGATAAATCAATGCCATTAGTAATTGTTTGAGCAGACCCCGTGCCTGTGTACAACCAAGTCGAGAACACATCTTCAATGTAGTTGGCTGGGCCGCCGCCTGCGCCTTCGCCTAACAATAGTTGCTGTGATGAACTCATATTAGGTCACATTTCCTGAAACAACACACAGGGTGCTGGTGATGAACAGTACAGTTGCTACACCTGCCGCCGCCAAGGTCATCGTGGCTTTGTCAGTGAATGTGCCTGCAATGTACGCCGTTGTGATTGAGCAAGTGATTGTTGCTGTACTGGCGGTATTGTTAAAGATGGTGATAACGTCACCAGCCGCAAACGTAGCATCAGGGATCACAATCGCACCGCTTGCGCCAAGCAAGATGTACTCACCCACATCAGTTGTTGCTAGTGTGTAGGAGCTTGTCTTGGAAGAGCCTGATTGTGGGACGGCTCTGAGTTTGCCAACGGAATCGTACCAATCCGTAGCGTTGTTATACATCCGTGGGTTGCCGTCTCCATCAGACAGCACGATGTAGTTGCTTGCTGTGCGAATGTCTAGGCTACCTTGGTTGCCGTTGTAGCGCCCAATGATGGTATTGTTGTTACCAGAGGTCATCAAATTACCTGCTTGGCGACCAATGTATGTGTTGCTTTCACCAGTCGTGTTTGCATACCCCGCCTCAGAGCCAAAGAAAGCGTTGCGTTGACCTGTTGATGTATACCCCGCCTGATAACCCACAGCCGTGTTGTTAGATGCTGTGGTGTTGGAAAGAAGCGCCGCATGGCCAAGTGCCGTGTTGTTGCTTCCAGTCGTGTTGTTTTCAAGAGCAGCGCCAAGCGTCACTCCATTTGTGCCGCCGACCGCTACGTTGCTTATGCCTGTGGTGTTCTGAAATAAAACATTCGCACCAATGGCAGTTATGCCGTTAGCAGTCGTAGACGAATAGCCCGCCTGACGGCCAATGAAAGTGTTATGCCCAGCCGTGCCGGTGTAGCTATACCCAGCCTGATAACCAACAGCAGTGTTGTTAGATGCTGTGGTGTTGGCTTCAAGTGCCGAACGACCAACGGCTACGTTTGATGACCCTGTGGTGTTGTAGCGCAAGGCCCACACACCAAATGCCGAATTATTTGTTGCGCTTGTCTCGCTAATCAACGCCTGATAGCCAACAGCCGTATTTTCACTACCACTTGTATTAGCCGCCAAAGCACTAGCACCCACCGCAGTATTGGTAGACACAGCACCACCACCACGACCTACAGTCAGACCATAAATCAAACCATCAGATGCGGCTGAGTCTTTAATTAACTTGCCAGTCGTGCTGTTAAATAGTGCAATACCGTTAGCCGTTGCAGAAGCTGGGCCAACCACATCACCGGGGCCTGAAGTGGTGGAGGCCACTTTTACATAGTCTGTGCCGTTGTAATAAACAAAAGCTGACTCGCCTACAGCAACAGAAACACCGGTCTGACCAGACGCTTTGAACGTCACGATACCACCAGTAGCCGCATTCACCACTGTGTATGTCTTGCTATAACTTGGAGCCGTAATTACTTTGGCTGTAGTCAGCGTACCCGTGACCCGCACGATGGCAAACTGAGCCGTAACCGTACCTGCACCAGTCAGTGTGGATGTGATGTTAGAAGCTGAAGCATCGCCTGTTGTATTGGCCAGAGTTACCGCGCCATCATTTGTTAGCGTCAGTGTAGCCGCAATAGCAATGTTTGTGTACTGCGTAATACCGTTGTTAACTGTGTCGCCCCACGTACCAGAGAGTTCACCCTGTACCGGTAAAGCAAGTCCTAGTTGTCCCGTTGCGCCTGTGGTCATTTAAAACTCCTGTCTATACGTAGAACTTATCTACACTGTGATGATATTTTGCCAGTTTGCGTCTTCTGTGTCATCAATTAAACTCCAGTAAGACAACCCAATTGTTCCTAATTCGCCCATGGCTTGTGATCCAGTAACAGCCACTAACCTTGCGCCAATAGACACCGCGCCTGCGGCGCCAGCGGCGGATACGCCTGAAATGGCTATTGCTTTGACTGGAACTTCATCCCCAATAAGTCCTGAAGCACTTATACCCGTTAAGGCAACAGTACGTTCGCCCATTGCGACGTCGCCAACAGAGCCCGTAGCCAAAACGCTAGTTGCTTGAAAATTAAATTCTAGCGTGCCAACAGCGCCTGTGGCTTCAACTCCTGTAAGCGCGACAGTTCTGTCAGACCCCAAAGTACCAACAACACCAGAAGCCTCATTGCCCCCAATATTTGCGCCATACGTAAAACCAACTGTAGCAACAGCGCCTGTGGCTTCAACGCCAGAGATTGCGACAGTTTTTGAGACTCCTACAGTACCAACCGAGCCTGTCGCAAGAACACTGTCTTCACTTTCTGATGAGTCAACGGCAACGGAACCAACCGCGCCTATTGCCCCAACCCCTTCAAGCCCAGAATCACGTCCGGGTATTGAAATCTCCCCCGGTACACCAATGGCTGATACGCCCGTAAGAACAAACTGTCTTTCCGCAACAGTAACTGATCCGACTGCCCCAGTAGCCGCTACACCGGTAATAGCTACCTCGTATATGGCCTCTGCAGTAACAGAACCGACACCACCAGACGCAACAACGCCAGAGAGTTCAGATTGCTGACCTCCCCAACTATTGTCACCCCACGCCCCTGCGCCCCATGCGGTTGTCATTTACTGCCCTCCCAGACAGGAGGATCAGGTTGTAGCCAAACGGAGCAACGCAGTAGATGTGGTGTTTGAAGGCATTGTCAAAGTGAACGTACCGGCAGTCACAGTCTGTGAACCAAAGGTATGAACGCTAACAGCCTTGTCAGAAGCCGATGAGTTATAAATTAACACAGCATCAAACGCAGTAGTCAATGTTACGTTTGTGTACGTAATACTGGCGCTGGGTGTCCAATAGCCTGTACCTGCTGTAGCAGATGTATTTGTAGACAAAGGCGACGTACCATTAGTCACTGTTACACCGCCGGGAGTGTAGTTTGTGCCAGTCACTTCGCCCGTTGTGCTATACGCGGTTGTCGACGCGTTCACTGTGGCAGAAGCCAAATACAAAGCGGCTTTGAAAGTGTTGCCTGTACTTGTAGTGAAGTTGTGCGTTGCTGTCATCAATTCACCTAAGAAAGATGAGCACATTGCTTGGGTATTTGCCATGATTTTTCCTTACTCAAAAGAAGCTGTGGAACCTGAAAGAACCACGGATTTTTTTAACTGAACGTGCACCGAACGGTGGACAAGTTCTCCATCCAACCAATACTCCACCCACGTGGTGTACTCGTCGTCATTATCAACGAAACCTTCTTTTTTCTCAAGCAAGGAATCGTCCATATCGCCTTTGGTTGTCGTAACAATCAATTTGAACTCCTAATAAGTGCTGCGGTTGCAGTGTTGGCGGGCATTGTGATAGTGAAATTAGCGGAAGTTTTATCAGCGCCAAAATCTAATACCGCAATTGATTTGTTGCCTTGCGTAGCGTTGTACATCAACGCACAACGTGCGGTCACTGAAGCGCTAAACACCACGTCCGCAAAGTCTACATACACAGTGTATCCAGACGTATTGATTGTGACGCCTGTCATCACCACCCCACCAGCAACATATCCTGTACCGGTTACTTCGTCTGTAGAAGAATATGCGGTAGTGGCTTCATTTAAGTTTGCCCCCGCAGTGTAGAGCGCAATCTTGATCTGATCCGTGAGCAAGTCATGGATACCTTGGTACAACTCAGCTTTGAAACTTGTTGTCTGCGTTTGAACAATGCTACTCATGTCACAGGCATCCGGTACTGGCCATCACGATAAGCGTCCATACGTTGCTTACCATCGCCAAAGTTTTTGAGCAATCCAATTGCTTGTGCGTATAACTTATCATACACCGCAGTATCAGCCGCTTCACCCTTCATGAAACGCAAGGCTTCAATCAATGCACCATTAAGCAGTGCACTGTCAAAGTTGTCACCAAGCCATGAAGTACCCGCATCAACAATTGATGGTGGGTAATAAAAATAATGCAACTCTGCGCGGTAGTTATAGTTTGGCGTTGGGCCTACGATAAACGTCAGTTCTCTAACATCGGTTGATGTTGGGCCAAAAATTGCATAGTGTTTTGGCTGTGATGTTGCTGAAGTATTTGGGTACGCTTCGCGGATAAAGTTAACGTCTTTGTTTAGCAGGTACAAATAATCGCCTTGAAAAACAATCGCTCCTGATACCGTACCGGAGTTAACAATATTTAAAGTTATTGTTGTACCGGAAATCGCACGTACTAACGCGCCAGTAGCAATCCCAACACCAGACACTGCCTGACCAACTGTTATTCCAGAAGCACTTGCAACAACTATTGTGCTTTGCCCAGATGTCCCTGTAGCAGTGGTTGTGTTGTATGGGTAAACCGCCAGACTATACGGCGATAAAAAGTCATCGGGGCACGACAGATATTTGTTACCTGTTGTCAATATGCCTGTAACGTTTTTACGCAAGTTAGCCAACTGCACCGTGTTGTAAATTTTCTGTTCCGCTTGACGCGTGAACATAGCCAAAGACACCTCTTCGAAATTGTTTTCGCAGATGTCAATGATTTGGGCTTTTAACTCGGTGTAGTTCATGTCTACCTCTTAGGCCATGGGGCCGCGTGCCATTCTGCCTTTGGTCTGGGCTTTACCGCCACGCACCATGATGCCTGACGTTTTAGTTGGCTTGTCACCAGCATTTTTGCTGACGTTACCGACGCTCATGTCAACTGTATCAGCGCGGCTGTGGTTAGGGCCACTACCGGGATTCTCGGCAACAGTCACACCTTTACCACTCATTGTGTGTGGTTTGGCGTAAGCAGATGCGGGCTTGTTGTTTACTGTGGCCATATTAACCTCGCTTTTGTGCAGCGACTTTGGCCAAGTTACGACCCATAGTCTTCATGTCTGCGTTAGTTTTACCACCGCCAGAGCGACCTTTTCCGCCAGTCATGATGCCAACTGCGGGGCCGCTATTGCCCAAGTTTGTGCCTTCGGTTTTGCCTTTTTTGGCGATGCCGTCTGCTGATCGTGTGTATGCCATAGTGATCTCCTTAACTGACCGTTACTGTACCAACAAATGTCGTTGCCACCAAGTAGTTTGGTGTTAAATCGACGTCAAAAAATCTTGCGCCCCCAACAGGGTTCCACCCCCACTGAATATCCCGTGAGCCCCCCGACAAATTGCCGTTGGCGTTTATGCCTGACGTTACATAGGTTGTATCCCTACGCGGGTTGCGTAGGGCCTGTGGGTCATCCACTGGGTACATACCCAACTGTAACTGCGGCTGGTCGGGATCCCAGCACTCTTGGCAGACCAAAATGTTGAACCGCTTGGTCTTGATAATTTCTTCTTTAAGATTGCGCAGGCGAAATTGGAAGCCACAGCGATCGCATATCGCAATGGCTATCTTGCCGGACGCAAATCTATTTCCCATTACACACCACTTCCAAGGAACTGACGACGGGGTACAAAGCGAATTGCGGCCTTTTCGCGGTCTTCACCTGCGGCAAGGTCAAACTGCGTGTCATACGCCTCTTTGAGCATCGGGAGACGCTGCATCAATTCAGGCACCTTCATGGCAATATAGTAGGCCAAGCCAGCCACCACGACGGGCAGGAAGCGGAAATTCATGTCGCCGGTCTCTACACCAGCCCCCGCATCCTGAATGCGGCGTAGGCGGTAATACACGAGCGTGTACTGTTGCGAGTTATCAGGTGTGAGCCACAACGTCACGGCTGGTACATTGGGGTTGTAGACAGTTACGCCCGTAGTGTGCGCCGCTGCCGTAGTGTTCTGTTGCCCACGGAAACAGTTGTATAGGGTATTCCCTGTGATGTATCCGTAGTTGATGATTTCATCGTCTAACTTGATAAATCCTGTACCCGCCAGATTCGACGCGTCCGCCACTGTGATTGTTGTGGCAGTAGAAGTAATGGTGCCGTCCAAGAACGTACCGGTTGGGCTTGTCTCGCCACTCATGCGCTGTACCCAAATCTGAATGGGACGGCCCGGCGCTAACTTGTTAGGGATAGTGGCGTACGTAGATACACTGATACGTGTGATGGTGAGATCGGCTTGTGTAGACGCTGTGTTGCCGCCCGTACGGATGACGTGCTCTAACAAGTCAATGGTGTCGTTGGGCAATGCGTACGTGTTTTGGCCGGGTACGAGGGGGATAGTTCCCTCCTCGATCGTCCACATGTTAATGCCACGGTTTTGCCACTCAATGGTCATCAGGTTCATAGAACGACGCGCAGTGCGCAAATCGTAGCCAGAACGCATCTCTCGACCCGCACGTTCCCACGCCTCTTCAGCGATTTCCGTGAAGTCAAGGTTAAAGAAGGTTGAGCCGCTAGTGGTCATCTAAATCCTGCCGTTTTCTTTGCAATTGTTTTGGGCTGCGATACAAACTGCTTCCCAGCCGCTTTACCCGCACGTTTGGCTTTGGTTGTAGCGGCATACTCCGCTGGTGATAGAGACTTGATTGCAGCTTCAGGCAAATACCGCTCCCCCGTCTTACTCGACGGCTTTCCAGACTTGGTGCGCCACTTCTGGTCACCCCAATCTTTTAGCGATTTTTGCGGTGCTTTCAATCTCTATACCCTCCACCGGCTTCTTTGTACTTCTTTGCAACAAGTTGTGCTTTACGTGCTGACCACTGACCGGCACCGGTGCCATGAGTTGCTGCGGCTTTTACCTGCGACACAATCCTCTTGCGAAGACCGGGCTTGGTGTAGTTACCTGCCTCATTCACTTTACCGCCTTCGGCGTACTCGGTGAAGTCAGTGTTGTCGCGGCGCGGTTTGCGCTTGCCGTTCTCCAAGAAGTCCGTGTTATCACGACGCTTCTTCACAATACCTTTTGGTATTTTAGAGGGGTTCATGGCACCCATGCCGCGACTGGCCAACATGTTAGACCATCCTGCCACGGGTGTGGCCCTTTTTGGCAATACCATCACCGCGTTTAGCGGCAGACGAAATTGAACCGCCTTTGGAAAACTTCTTTCCAATCATACCGCCAGACGCTTTTTTCTCGCCATCTACAATGCGATTGCGTGCAGCAAACGCCGCTGCTTTTGGGCCTTTAACCAACAGAGTGTCGGCGGCAGAACCCAAACCTTTGGCGGTGTTTAATGCAGCGGAGCCATACTTTCCTTCTTTGAAGTCTTTAGCAGCAGTCTCACCATACTTTTTGGTTTTTGCTTCGGACTCATCAATTTCTGCGGCTTGGTTAGGAGAGTACTTCCTAATGCTGTCCATGATTGACTGACCTTTAAGTTTACCGGTCGTGGTATCTGGCTCAGGCATAGCTTTGTTATAGGCTTTGTCGGCTTTCGCACGCGCCTTTTCGTCGGCTACGTCTTGTGGGGTTTTATATTCAATGTCAGCCATGTTATTCCTTAGCAAATCTTGCAACGTGTCTTGCCTTTGGAGGCAATACCATCGGCGCGTTTAGATGCGGCAGATACCATACCGCCGGAAGCGTACTTTTTAACTTTACCGCCTTTTCTAAACGACATATCAGACGTATCGTCGTTTTCGTAATTGACGTTAGTGCCGGGGCGACGAACGTCACTCAAAGGGCCGGGAGTACGGCGGGGAGTGTAGTTAGACATGTCAGGAGCGTCAGAAGAACGGCGGGGTTTGTAGTTAGACATATCAGTCTCACCGCGCCCATCCGTGCTTGAGGAGCCAGAAGAACGGCGGGGTTTGTAATTAGACATGTCTGTCTCACCACGTGTATCCGCGCTAGAAGAACCAGAAGAACGACGTGGCTTGTAGTTAGACATATCAGTCTCACCACGCCCATCCGTGCTAGAAGAACCAGAAGAACGACGTGGCTTGTAGTTAGACATGTCAGTCTCACCACGCTTGTCTACGCCTGAAGAACGCATATCGCTACGCATACCGCGCAATGGGCCGTCATACGATGACTTACTGACCGCTTCCATTTTTGGCTTTGCCTCAGCGGGTTTTGACGCAGGTTTAGATGCGGCAGGTTTCTTTTCCGCAGTAGTGATAATCGGCTTAGTGCGTGCGCCTGAATAGTCTTCCGCTACGCTTGCATCGCCAGAAGGCTGACGCTTACCTTGCTCTTCACTAGCGGCAAAAATGGGGTTTGGTTTTGCGGGAGGACGGGGCACGGGGCGGGGACGATCTTCCTCGGCGGCAGGGGCGGCACGGCCACGACCGGCACCAAAGCGCTTGTACGCTTCAGAAGAAGGGTCATCGATGTTGCCCATACGAATACGCTCAAAGAAGCCAACAGGCTTTTCTTTATTGGATATATCCAACCCGCGTTGTTTGGCTGCGGATTCTTCAACTTCACCGCCACCTTCGTAGCGTTTGAACTTCATAGGTTTTTTAGCCATGATTGCTCCTTAGCAAGAGTAGCCGCCACCGGCCATCTTAATTTGTTTAGCCTTGGTTTTGCCTTTTGTAGCAATACCATCAGCGGCGCGAGTGAAACCACCCGTAGCCAACTTAGTCATTGGCTGACCCTTGTGCAAACGGCCTTCGTGTTTATTCACGGCCTTCTGCATCATCTTTTTGTCCATCTTCACGTCTTTGTGTTTCATGTCGCCACCTTTTGAAAATTTGCGGCCCTTGTCCGCTTGGTTAAATTCTTTGCCCACGGACTGTGGAACGCCTGCTTTCTTAGCAAACGCTGGGTTGTTAGCCACCGCCGCCATGAAATTATGTTGCTTTTTACTAACTGAGGGCACTGCGATGCTCCTTCATAAAGTCATCAATCTTGCTCTCTAGTCGGTCAAGACGTGCTAACACTCGGTTGATGTCGTTGTGTACATCAGACTTGGTCACAAACTTTTCAGCGTTTTCTTCCCGAGTCTTACTCAAGAGAATACTCAAGCGCTTTACTTCGTCGTGCGACACCTTTACCCAGAACACCAGCAGTGTTGAGGCAAACGAGAGAATGACGTTCCAAACCATCAAGTCCATATCAGCAATTCCATGCACGTAATGATTTATTTATGCGTGAGTCTGGGTCTTTGGCGGTTTTGGCGGATGTCAATTTCTTTTTCATCCCTTCCATCCTCGCACAAAAAGAGTCGCGCCGGGAGCCGCCTTCGGGCTGGGGCGGTTTCAAATTCATGCCTTGCTTTTTCGCGGAGGCTCGTCCCTTGGCGTTCAAGCCGCCCTTGGGATTCTTGCCTTCTTTCCTTGTCCATGCTGCGGTCTTAGCCATTTACGACTTTCAGTTTGGATTGACGAATCATGTCCAGAAGCGGGAGTACAACTTCTTCTCTAAAGTTGTTTTCAAATGCTTCTGTACCAACGTGGGGCAAGCTAATGTCCACGTCAATGTGAATTTTAAATCCGTGCTCGCGTGCGCGGTCACAGAACAGATAGTCTTCACCGAGGTAGCGACCATCGCGATTTTGGAAATCAAACACACCACACACTTGTTCGCCCTTAAAGTCATAGAACCACTCGGGGTGTGCGGCAACCATCGCTTCAATAACGTGGCGTTGGATCAACATAAAGCCTGTGCCCACACGCTCAAGGCGCATGAGAGAGCCATCAAACTCTAGGTCTTTGTTCTCGTCGAAATACAAATCGGCGAAAAAGTTTTTGTCTTTTGATCTACGTGGATAAGCGCCAGCAGTGATGTCTTTGTCACCACTCTGGGCCATCAAACGTAAGACGTCATCTGCTGTGGCAATCACATCAGAATCAATGAACAACAGTTCTGTGGCATCGGTCTTGAGAAACTCGTGCACCAATTGGTTTCTAGCCATGGTGATGATTGAGCATCCGGACACGTCGCCAAGTTTGACGGAAACACCAAACTGCAACGCCTTGGGCATTAACGCCGCAAGATTGTACGCAAGTTTGATGTTGATCTTGCCGTCATACGCGGGGATGCCGATAAACAGCTTACGCCCCGCCAGAACTGTTTGTTTTGCTTCAGCCATAATAAATTTGTGTTGAATCAATGTTGGTCATAAGCGCATAAATACCGTTGACTGCCAACACGCCCTCACCCGGAATGATGGGGGCATTGCTAAAAGTATCAGTAGCATCAATCTCATACGTCATCAACCAGCGACCGCCACCACTTACATACGCAGCCGCAGTAGAAGTTATGTTTCCACTGTTAATGTCCGTCAACGTAAAGGTATCTGCGCCCGTGCGAGTAATGGTGTAGTTACCATCAGTTGCTGATTGACTTGCATTGCTGTCAAAGTGAATACCAACAACATCGCCAGTTATTAAACCGTGAGCAACTTTAGTTACCGTCACAGCCGTGCCTGTACGAGCATAAGTTACGCTAGAAGTTACTGGAACAGAAGCAGTATCAAACAACACGACAGTGCCATCCGTACCACTACCAAAAAACGAAATGCCTTTAACGCGGTTTCGCCCAAGAACAAAAAAACCACTTTGGTTTAGATGCCCTTGTTTTACGTCCGTTTGCATCATAATCAATCTCCTTTAAAACAGGGGCCGAAGCCCCGAGACCAATTAGACCTGTGAAGATGTTTGGTACATTGTGCCGTCGGAGTTACGCACAACATAGTTCACCACCAACACGCCAGCGCCGTTATCAGAAGCGCCTTGTGCCACTGTGTATGTCAACAACTTATCAGTTGCGCCAGTGTTGGCCCACAATGTGGCCACAGCGTCAGAAGCCACAGGAGCAAACGTTACCAGACCTGCATCGGTCACAGTTGTTGCACCAGTGATAGCGGTGCCAGCCAAAGACAAAGTGATTGTCGTAGCCGCGCCAAAAGCATCAGTGGTAATGAATTGCAAACTCACAATGCGTGAGCCAGCGGGAAGACAGAATGCGGTAGTGGCATCGGCGTCGTTGTAAGCAACAGCTTTGTCTTGAGAGACGATAGTTGCGCCGGTGTTACGTGTAGTAGCAGCGTCTGTGCCAGTTGTGTAACGTGTTGTACCAAGCAGCCAAGGGCCAAGGTGAGTAGCGATTCCCATGATAGGTTCCTTACATACAAGTGAAGTGCATCAATCGGTATGTCGTCAGCCGGGACTGTTTGATGCACCGGAAAGCCCGGAGTGAAGACAATATACACCAAAAGAAAAAGGGGCACAAGGCCCCTTTTTCTCAATCATTAAGCACCGGGTGAACCGAAGATGCCCAAAGGATCAGAAACGCCGAAGCTATAACGCTCGCGAGACTTGTAACGGGCATTGCCTGTATCGAAGTCAGCGTCCATGCTGTTCTGCAATGGAGTACGAACGAAGTGCTTCAAGCCGTTAGGCACGTCAGTCATCAGGAACCAAGCATTGGTGTCGGTCAAGTAGTGGTTAATTGCATAACCACCGGCGACAGAACCGTTGTTCTTGATTGCGTTGATGTCGTTGTCGGTTGTGCCAACACGCAGTTCAGTTTCCAACAAGCGGGTTGCAACGAATTGCAGGCTTGGGGGAACAATCAACTTAGTGGGCTTGGCTGCGATCAACAAACCGCGCTCGTCTGTCCAACCAGCGATTTGAATAACGGCGGCTTCCAAGGAAGTCTCGTTCAAATCAGCAGCGACTGTAGGACGATTGCTGTTGGTGCCACCAGAAACCAAGGGGTGATCTGTTGCGCACAGAACTTTACCGTCACCGTATGTGGGGTTACCAGAGCCGGTGAAGGCGGTGTTCAAGATTGCAGCAGCTTTAACTTGCTTGGTGTAAGCCATAGCGCGGGCCAAAGCCTTTGTATAGCGGGCTGACAAAGAGTCATACAAGTTATCTTCGATAGCCTCTTCAGTCAAGCTGAAGCCCATCGCGATAGTCTCGTGTGTGTAACGAGCAGTCCATGCTTCTTGTGCATTGTCATAGCTGATGGCAGAGCCCTCATTCTTGACAGGAGCGGCAGAGAAGCCAGATAACTTGGTTTCTTCTTCGAAGGAACGCTCAGAAGTTTCGGATTCGAAGATTTCTTTGTGCTCTTCGCCGTACTTCTTATACTCCAAACCGAACAATGCGTTCAGACCGGGGAGCAGTTCCTTCAGTAGTTGTGCGCGTGAAATAGCCATGTTATGACTCCTTAAACACCAGTGGTGTCAGTGTATTGGTGCAAGTTGAACTTGACCAAAAATTCAAAATAAGTCGTAGCGGCTACGTTAGCAGCGCCATTGGCTGTATCAGGCACAACGTCAACGACACGAATTGGCAATGTTGCTGTTGCACTAGCAGAAGCGCCGTCGATGCCGTAGAAGGAATCGCCAGTGATTGTTGAGCCAGTGTTGACAGACAAAGCAATGTTGCTACCCACCAAGGCGCGTGAGTACGCAACAGGGGTAGTGTTTTGGCCAGTTGTAGCCACAACTTTGAACACTGCATTGGGATCGTCCACAACAAAGCCAAAGGCTAATTGTGTAGATGTAGAGATAGCAGCAGGGTAATACTGACCGTTCGTAAATTGACCTTGTGAGTTAATGTACGAGCAACCAACCAACACACCAACGCTGTCGCCAGAGTTAGAAGTGGTATTAGCAATCAAGTAACCATCAGTGTTGATAGCAACAGTGTCACCATTGAAGATTGCAGTGGCGTAGCCAGCGGCGATTGGGATTTGACGGATCGCTCCGGCGTAGGGCAGTCCGTCCAGTCGATTGACCGGCTTCAGACCATACGTCTTAGAAATGGTAGGGTATGCCATTTATGACTCCTAAAATTAAGTGCCTTTGCCAAAAGTCACCTTCGTTGTTCGCTCGTTGAAGAGCGGCATACGAGGATCGTTTTCGCGCATGAGATTGTGGTCTACCGAGCGCATTTGAGACGCAGCTTGGTCTTGGAAGAACCCGTTGCGGTCTAGTACCATCTCGGAAGGGGTTTTGCAAAGCATCAAACCACCGATAACGACATTGTCTTTGAAGCGATCATTCTCGACTCCAGCAACAAAAATCTCGGGGTGATCAACTGCCTTAACGGGCTCCCAGCCCTCTCGGAGTTTCAGGGACACATTCATAGCATCTAACTCGCCACGTGTGCTGATTCGAACCCAATGAAAGTCATAGCCCGCCTCCGGATTGGGGGTAGGTAAGGTATCTGGACGAATCCAATTACGCTTACGAGCCGTTTGTTCACGAGTTTCCAGTTCACGATTTAGTCTGTTTTCAGCCATTTTGTTTCCTTATTTCCAATGCAACCTGTTTGGCGTAGTCTTCTAAAGACACTCCGAGTTTCTTTGCTAGTGCAACCTGCGTGCGGGTCAGCGTAATCTTTTTAGGGGCGACGCTTCGTGTAGCCGGTGCAACAACATTCGCCTTACGGCGAGGCTCTTCAGTCTCTAGGTCGTTGCTCTCGTCAGTAAACTGCTCTGGGAACAACTGTCGCATACGAGAGTTGATCTTCTCGTAGTAATCGTCAGATTGCGGGTTGACGCCCTGTTTGACAAGTTTTTGGTGCAACCCCAGCGCAAAACTTGTCATCTCATCGTCTTCTCCAAACCACTTATTCTTGGCTTGCCAAGCTGTAGCCCGAGTGTCAACAGACGGTTCTGGGGTGTTGTATGCAGTTTGTACATCAGAATTATCTTCCTGTAAAGGGGGTAATTTGATGTTTTTTACGCGATCTGCTTTAAGTGTGGCATTTGTAAGCGCTTCTTGTGCATCTACAAGGGCTTTTGAGTCCCCTGCTTCGTACGCACGTTTGTACTTGCTTTTTGCACTAAGAAGTTCTTGTTCAACCTGTTTTTTAGCCTGTTCAAGCAAAACCTCTTGGTTTTTATTGACGGTGCCCTTGAGTTGCTTGTTTTCTTCAACAAGTTGCTGGGCATAGCGCAGTGCCTCCTGACGCTCACGTTCTGCAGATTCAGCGGCGCGACGTTGGTCGTGGAAACCTTTACTGAAGTGTTGCAAACGCTTCTTGACGCGCTCGGAGTATTGCTCCATCTCGTCGTCGGTCAACTCCATAGGAGCCTTGGACTTTTGTTTGCCACGATCGTCTTCAGAGCGATCGTCAATTACTTCAATGTCTAAGTCAGACTCTTCCTTCTCAGCCCTTTCGGGCTTGGCAGGCTTGTCTTCCTTCAAAGGGTCTGATCGACCCTCGATGGTAATTTCAAAATCACCATTGTCTTTTTCCTTTACGCCCTTGTCAGCGGCTTCCGCTTTGTCGGGATCAGGAAATTCAAACTGTACTGGTTGGAATGCCATAGTTCACTCCTTAAGCACGCGTTACGCCACGCGGATCGGCAACGACAGCATCAATTGAATCGTCGTTCATGAGACGGTACTCAACACCACCAACACGGACACGGGTGCCAGAGTTAGCGCGGAAGATCACGTAGTCACCAACTTTGCACCATGGCCCATTTGGGTAACGGTCTTTGTCGGAGTACGCTTGTTCTCCCATATCGAGTACCAAACCAGTCACAGTCATGAGCATTTCCTCATGTATTGTTTTCTGGGCTTTGATGATTCCCATATCACCAATTGTTTCCTCAACTTGAGGCAGGGCTATTAGCAACTTGTAGCCAACGGGTTTTGGAAGTTGTTGTTCCAATTCTTCGTCAGTAACAGCGTCTTGAACTTCAATTGTCATCGTCTTCATCCATTTGAGAACGCAAAAGGTCTTGAGTTGTTTGGATGGCAAGTTGGAGACCTCGAATCCTACCTACCACTTCCCGGTATTCGGAGAAGTCTTTAGCCCCTCCGTTTGCCAGAAACTGTGTTGCAGAGAGCACATCCTCTGCGTATTTTGCGATCAGCACGTCATAGACGGTTTTGGCCATGGATTACTCCTTGCTGCCCGGCACTTTGGGCTGTTGTTGTGGTGTTGCTAACACCTTCAATGCGTCGAGGCGGAGGCGCTCTTTGGCTTGGTCTTGCTGGGCTTCTACCCGCATGCCTTCCTTCATCGCTTCAATCTCGACGCGGTCTTTATCCAACTGCAATTTCTGTCCTGCAATCTGGACGTCTGCTTGGTCTTTTGCGGCCTTGCGAGACACTTCCATCTCTTGAATCTTGACCTTGGCCTGCTCCAGTTGGAACATCGGGTCTTGCGCTTGTTGTTGCGCCTGCTGCTGCGCGGCTTGTTGCTGGTGAGCCTGTGCAACTTGTTTGCCTGCGTCTGCAACGAGACGTGCAAGCTGAACCTCCATGTCTTCTGGCAACTGCTCGTCTGGTGGAGGTAGTGGCACACCAAGGCGCTCTTCGATCTGCTTGCGGTATGAGAAGCCCAAGTGCTCGGCGATGTGTGCTTGCAGTGAAGCCATGATCTGCTGTGCCATGGGGTTCTGTCCAATTGTTCCTGCAATCATTGGGTCTTGCATGAACGACGTATGCGTTGCAATGTGTGCATCGTGATCTTGGTAGATGAACGCCTTGATCGGTTTGCCAATGAGTGCTGACATGTTCTCGGACACGGGGTCACGTGGCTTCTGATCATCAGACATTGGGATGATCTTGTCAGCGTTCTTGATGCCCAGCACTTCAAGCATCTGACGATGCAAGTATGGCAAGTCATAAATCTGCGGAGCCTTCTCCGACATCTGGAATGCCGCTTGGTACTGCACGACTCGCTGCGCCATTGTTGACGCGTTGGGATCAGACACAGGGATGACATCCACTGTCTTGTAGTCACTGCGGCGTGCGCGTGGGGGGCCTTGCTCTGGCTCGAATGTGTAATCTTCCGGCGCGTAGTCGGCGATGATTTCTTTGAGCAGCTTGAACTCTAACTTCATCGCGTAGTGCACGCGTGCTTGTACAGCGGCCATCGGTTTCAATGTGCGCTCAAGCAGTGCAAGTGTTGTACCCACAGGTGCGTTAGCGGACATGTCGCTGATGTTCATGTCGCTGATCGCGCCAAGGCGTCGACCTTCTTCTGTAATACGTTGCAGTAACGCAAGCAGTGTCTGGCTAGGCTCCTTGTATGGGAGCATCATGATGTTGTCTTTGATTGCCCCTGACGGCACGTCCACATCACGGAACTCTCCCGGTGCGATCGGTGTGTCGTCACCTTTCACGCGCAGGCCACGTGCCTTCAAGCCACCGGGCAAGTTAGACAGTGTTCCTGCATCAACAAGTTGACGAATAATTGCGGTTCCGGCGCGTGCGTAGCCACCAATGATGTGGATCAAACCCAAGCCATAGAAGCCAAACCCGGGCACATATACATAGTGCACGAAGTGGTCACGCTTGCGAGTTAACTCATCATCTGGCTCCCAGTTGCGACGCACAGCAAGAACTTCTTGCGTACCGCGCTCAATAGTCACCACGTATGGTTTTGCTAAGTCGTCTTCTTCGTCGTCGACGCCATCAATGCACAAGTGCGCATGAATCTCAAGCAAGGTGTAACGCTCGTCGTTAGTCAGCGTGTAGCCACCCTCCTCGGCTTTTTTCTTCTCAATATCTGTGTGGAACGCAACAGGCTCACCCAAGTCCTTCTTACAGTAAAACCCGCTTGCCATCAAGCGATCCATCTCGTTCTTAGTTTTACGCATCACGTGTGTAACACGCTCGGCCTGCTCGATGTTTGATGCGCCGTAAGGCACGATAACATCTTCTGCTGGGATGTAAATCGCCACTTGACGACCCATCGATGGATCGTAGTACACCTTTTTGAACGCTGAACCTGCAAGACCCAATGAGTACAGCATGCGCTCATGCTCTGGGCGGTACTCCACCATGACGTCTGTCAACTGGTAGTTCATGTCTTCCTTGACACGATTAGCCGCTTCTTCCTTCTCCTTAGTCACCTTGCCAATGATCTTAGTCTTGACAGGGCCAGCAGGTGGGAATGTTTCACTCATCGTCTCGGCTTGGAAGCGGATTGCCGCTTCAGCCAATACTGTGGAATACACACCACACGCATCATCCCAAGGCTCGGTGCGCTCCTCGTAGCGGAAGCCCAGCACCTCAAGACCTTTGACGAATGTATCTGACCACTCTTTACGTGAGGATGTGTCGGTGTCCACCAACTCAATCAGGTCGCTTGCCAGCGTTGCAAGTGCGCCCTCATCCATGTACTCGGCCAAGTTGTCACTGAACTCGCCCTCACCATCTTCAGCGTCGTCAGGCACAAGTGTAATCTCCACACTGCCATCATCCAGAGTCACCATGTCAGGATTGACAATGTCAATCTCTAGCGCGTTCTCTTCAGCCTCGCCTAACTCGTCGATGCCCTGCGGAGCAGCGTAGAGACCCTTGTCCATATTTGTTGCCATGATCTATCCTCAGTAATAACCGCCACGACGACGTGACTTAAAGTATTTAATTTCCTCGGGCTCGTCAGACGGCAGTCTGATAAACCCACCCTGACGGAATCTCATGAGTGCCATCACTGTAGAGTCCACCAAGTCATCGTTGCTCATGAACGGAAATCCTGCGATCTCCTCCACAACTTCCTCAGCCCAGCGGGTTTGCGGTACCCAGCACAGTTTAGAAGCCACGATGTCTGCCACGGAGTTTAACCGCGCTAACTTATCCCCGCTACCCCTGTGCGGGGTGTATTCCCCCACGGGCATACCCATCCGGCGCAATTCTTGATAGAGCGCAGTCCCCGAGGACTTCTTCTCCACGATGAACGCATCTGGCTCCCAATCCTTGTATTCCTCAAGTGCTAACTTCTTAAGTTCTGGGAACTCGATGCGCTTCTTAATAGAGTTCAGGAGGATGATGTGGTGACATCCTTCCTCCTCGTTGAAGAACACTCCCCACGTGGTAAGCGCTGTGTAGTCGGCACGGTTATGGCTTTCTGCCGCCGCGTCCAGACTCATGATCACGTACTCGCATCGAGGCGGGTCTTCTTTTTCCCAGATGTTCCACCACTCACGCTTGACAACTGACGCCTCTTCTGAGGTGGGGTTTTGCTGGTACTGGGCGTTCCACTGGAACGTAGGCATCGAAGCCTTTGTTCTGTACAGCGCTTTGAGGTCAAAAAATTCTGGCCA